TTATTACCGTGAGCCATTTCTTCGACTTCTTCGATATCAAGATCTTCAAAATCTTCGACAACGATTTCATCAACTTCGTCCTCGACGATATTATTTTCGACTAAAGATTCTCCAGCGAGAATTCTTCTTGCGGTTTCAATTGGATCTAAATGTTCCATCTTAGTGTCTCTCCTTTAAAGATTGTGGCTAAAGTCTCTCTATTTATAAATTCACAGTTTTGAGATAAAGTCCGTCCATATCTCAAGTTTCTTTTCTTCGAGATCTGCTTTAGATGCAGACTCTATCTCTTTCTCATATTCTGCAATATGCTTTTCTTTGAGAATACCATTATCCCAAACCCACTCTCTACCTTCCATGATTCCTTCAACGAAGGCATTAGGAGCAGATGGATCAGCGACAATATCTACAGCGGCGAGCATGAAGTCTTTTTGAACTTCGTTTTCACCATCTTTGTTTTGTTTGAGTGAACCCATACCGCGAGATGAAACACCGAGTTTCGCACCCTCATCGATTAAGTTCTTAGCGATTTTACCCATAGGGGTTTCCATAATTTTCGCCTTACCATAAACGTTATCTCCGTCAGGACGAAGTTCTTTTATGATGTGCGAAACTCTATCAAGATTTACAGTTGGTCCTTGTGGGTGATTGAGTTCACCCATCGCTCGATTCTTACTCACATATTCTTTATTATATCGAGCAACCTCGTTCATTAAGGTTTCTTTTGGATACACACGACCATTTCTGTTTTTGAGATTAGACTGCATAAAAACACCTTCAATAAAGTGTTCTCGACCTTTACCCTCACCGAGTGATTCGGTCACAATCTGAATGTCTTCGGTCATTTCTGTGATGAGTTTCATGCTGGTCTTACTCCCCTCTCACGTTGCTTCGCTTCTTTTTCTCTTTGTTTTTGTTTGCGTTCTCTTTCAGCGTCTCTGGTTTGTCTCTCTTTGTCTTGATAATAACGAGACTTCATTCGTGATTGTTGCTCTGGACCTGCGCCTTTAAATTCAACATCACGAACACCGTACATTTTCTTTCCACCACGTTGCATACCAGCAGACCTAGCACCAACCTGTTCATCCTGTTTTACGGCTTTTGTTACGACTTTACGACGGTTCTTCAGATACTTATCGCTGCTATCGGAATCTCCGTCATTGTCAACATCGTCGTCTTCTTGACCAACTGGGTCCATACCTTCACCATCATCATCTTTATCTGTGACAGGTGCTTTCTTTTGTTCTTTTTTAGTTTCACCAAATACAGTAGGAGCGACCTCATCATACTTTTGTGCCATGAGTTCACTTAACTTTGCTTGAAGTAAGTTAACAGTCATGTCCCTTGCTTCCGTGGACTTACCATTAACAATATGATCTAAGATGTCTTTTGATAACATAACTTCTCCCTTTTCTACTATATTTAGAAAAAAAAATTATTCTTCTTCGGTTTCTTGCTCTTGGTCGTTTTGTAAAACGTTTGATGTAATGTCAACGTGTCTTTGTGCTAGTTTATCAGCGATTCGATCATTGACCTCCGCATCAAAAGCCTGTTTAAACTCATCCTCATTACCAATCAAACTATACTGCAACATGTTACGAATATTATCGTTCATCTGGTTCCCCTTCATCATCACCACCAATGATGCCTGCATCAGTCTCAGACTTCATCTGCTTATCCATTTCTTTAATTTCTTCATCTGTTTGCTTCAGAACGTTCTTTCTCACCCATTCAACAGAGTAATATTTACCAACAACATCATCCATATCACGAAGAATTTCCATTCTTTCTTTCAACATTTCTGTTTCTTTCAGTTCATGGAAGTAAGACTCTGTTTTGAATTTGAAACTAATATCTTGTGAGATAGAATCCCAATCCTCTTTCTTCATCACACCTCTAAGAATAAGTTGTGTTCGTAGGGTTTGTAATAATAAGTCTGCGAATCGATTACGAAGTCGATCAATAAATCTAAAGAACTTAACTTCGTCTCTCGTGATCTCAGCGGATCGACCCATATTGAAACCGTTTTCAGCATCAAGTCTTGACGGTGGAACGTTTAATGCACGATATAACTTTCGCATGAAGTATTCGACATCCTCCATTTCACCTAAGTTTTGACCACCATCGAGTGATGTGATTTCTGTGCCACGACCACCCTCTCTTCGTGGTAACCAATAGTCCTCAAGTATAGATGAGTGTCTACGATCATCACGCATTTCACCTGTGTTTTGATCATAAGTAATCTTATTACGATACCGAGTCATCTGACTTCTCATATACTGCTCGGCTTTATCTTTTGGTAGGTTACCGACATCGATATAAAACACTCTACGCTCAGGCGCTCTTGACATTCTGTAAATGACAACAGAATCTTCGATCTGTCGAAGCATGTTCAATGGACGAATCGCTTTACTTAAGTACCCTACGACTCGCTTATTTCCATATTCGATAAGACCAGAGTGACAGTAAATTATAGAATCTGGTGAGATCTTCAATCCTGTTTGCGGAGTTGGTGTTAAAGAGTTCTTATCTGTTTCTTTATAGATGTAAAACTCTTCGACTCCCTTTACAACAGGAAAAGACCCTCCATTTTTTCTAACGGTGTCTTTCTCTACCTTTCTGACCTTATTGATCTTAAGAGGATCAATCGGTCTTAACTCTTTAATACCAAGTTTTGGGTTTGAGTCATCAATAATAATATGGTAGTAAAGTTTACTGTCCACATACCAACGGCGAAATAAGTCATATGCTTTATTGTTAAAGTCGTAAAGACTCAGCACTGTTTCAAATTCTTCTTGAACCTTATTCTTAATGTTGTCTGACAGTTTCACATTTTCAAGTATGAGTTCTACAGGTCTTTTTGATTCATCCATCACCAATGCATCATTTACGATGTCCGTGATTGCGATGTCAACCTCTGGATACATCGCCATCGCTCTGTATCTTTGTATAAGATCATACTCGTTTTTTACTTGCTCATCAAAGTTGACGTAGTGACCAAAAATACCACCCGCTTCAACGTTGATTGTACCATCATACGAATCGGGGGCGACGAAGGATAAACCTTCACCGCCCTCGGTATTCGAGTCTATAGGTTTCGGGGCTTCTCTACCTTTTCTTCCGATAGAGAAACCAAATAAGTCAATCGGCATAATATAAATCCTTTATTAGTCGTTAGACTTTTGAGAGGTCCAGTAATCATATTGAAGTGTTACTGTAAACTCCGCAAAGGTATCGACTGTTTCATAATTAAATTCAAGTGTTCCAACCTCGGTTGGGAAGCAGTTGAAGAGTTCAATTCCTTGACCACCTGAGATTGAATCATCTTGCTGGAGAGCCTCGATGGTCCACGTTGGGAACAAAGCAGGTCCAGGCGTTGCACCTGTGATATTTTCATGAGAGTTCAATTGGTTCATCCAACCAATGAAGTCCTCACGAATTCTGTTGTCAGCGTCTTGAACAACAGTAAGTGACCACTCAGCAAACGTTCTGTCGCCAGGTCTTTTAATTTTACGACCTTTGAACGGAACCTCGATAAAACCAATCGTCGATGCAGGGTATTGAGCAGACTTAATAAAGAAAGTTCTCTCAGTTTGATTCGTGCTTGAGCCTGGGATCGCACCTCTCACTTGGAAAAGTGTTGATCTTTGTCCCTGACCAAACGCTTGTGAAAACTCGTTAATTGTTGTCATTTAATCTTCCTTTCTCTATATTTATAAGAGTTTTTGCCGTTATGTTACACTTTCGCTAAACGTAGCGTCTGATCTCAGGACACTGAAATTCAGGTTGATAAAGTTAACTGAACGCGCAGGTTTAATGAAGATATCAGCAACAAATCTATTTGAATCGATAACTTGTGTAGTGTTGTTTGTTTCATCACACACAACTCTGAAGTCATCCACTCCTCTTTCTGCTTTCACTCTACGCAAGAATGGTTCAACTGATGCGATGAAACTGCTTCGTGTAAATGCGTCATTGAACTCAAACAACTGGAACTTCGCAGCAGTGGAGATTGCTTTCTCAAGAGAAATCATCAATCTACGCACGTTGATGCGATCTAATGCGGAACCTCTTCGTTGAAGCGTTTTATCTCCGAAGAGAACAGCACCTTCGCCTGGGAAAGAAACAACAGGGTTGATTCCTAAGGCATAGAGTTTATCTCTAGCAGCCTTATTAGGATTGAATGCAAGATTTACAACACCTTGCACTCGACCTCTATTGAAACCAGCAGGTGAGAAGAATGGTGCGGTGGTATTTTCGGTTCGAGCGACAATACCAGCAACATCAGCGTTCAATGGGGTCCATCTCAGTCGGTCGTTATATGTGTCATACATTTGCTTCCAACCGCTGTCCATGACAGCGTAAGATGAGTTGAATCCCTGAGTGTTTCTGTAAGATGTGACTGCATCAGCACCAGAGAAACCCTGTAATGAACTTTGATATGAGATGTCATTAAATTCAGTTCCAGCAGGAGACGATGGAGGAGAAATGAATGCAACGCAGTCTTTTCTTCTCTCTGCAATCTCAATCAGTTTCTTCGAGATCTGTCCTTCAGCGGCACCACCGATGAGTAAGTCAATATCCACCGAATCAGCATCACCAAAGTGTTTCTCGTATGCTGCTTGAACCGCATACCTGTGTGGGTTTACGTCAGCATTGAAACTTGGGTTCGAACCCACACCCTCGTATGGGTAGGTAACACCAGCAGCAGCACCACCAGCAAGCGTAGCGTTGTACGCTTGATATCTTGGTCTACCATTACCTGTATGCACATCATCTTCGTTTGCGGTCACACCCAGTGGTGCATACACAAAAGATGATGTTGGTAACCAAAGTGGATCACCACCACTAGCGCCACCGAACTCTTTTTGTGCATTGAAGAGTGATCTATGAACACTTTCTTCAATTTGAATGTATTCAGAATTTGAATTAATATAATCTTTGTAGTAAATACTTCTACCTGTTGAGTCATAAACGCCTCTCCAGAGAGAAAGACCTTCAAATTTCTCAAGAACTGCACCAGTAACTCCAAAACCACCACTCGTTTCGTTATACAGTCCCAACTGATCAATCACAGCAAAGTGAACTTCATCTTGAGTCACTCCACCAGTAAAGATACCATTATCAACAGACTCTTTAACTTTTGCAGTTGTAGTCGGAACATACGAGAATAAATTTGCCTCCGCTTGAGGATCAAAATTAGGAATATTTAAGTTACGTCCAACACCACCACTAAATCCTAAAAGATCAGAGTTTAAGTTTGTTTCGAATGGGTCATTTCCTGCGGGGAAAACAACAACCCTAAGACCGTTTCCTAAAACACCAGGCTCTCTAGCGGTCAAATTTGCTCGATCTGCCGTTGCGAG